TAACAGAAAAGATTATCCCATTCCACCGCCGTTTCAACTGACCCCCCGCGACGGCGGTTACACCGTCAAACGCTACGCGGGCCGGTCGGGAAGCTGTGATCTTCGGTGCCTGCGGAGATCGAACCTAGCGCGAAAGCGCCTCACGCGTCATCCGGTTAATCTCCTCCTGCCACGCCGCCTTGACCCGCCGCATAACCTCCGACTCATACCCGCCGCGCCGCACGTCATCAAGTGAAACACCGTCGCCATTCATGGCCCGCGTCCTCAGGGACTCGATGTGAAGCTCCCTAGCTTCCGGCGTGTATCCGTCAAACCTGCGTGCCCGGTTATACTCGCGGATGACTTCGTCGGAGTATCTGGAAAAGCTCGTTAACTGGCTGGCAAGTATCCCACCAGCCACGCCTTTCGCCTTCAGCATCTCCAGCGCCGCCGCCATCTTCGCGTCACCCTTCGCCAATCCTCCCTTTGCTTCATTCAGAGCGATTGACGCCAGCGCCGCCTTGCCGGGGAGCGTCTGCTTTTCCAGATCCGTTTCGCAGGTCGCCACGGAATCCACCGCCCATGTCCTGAGCTGGATCTCTTGCAACGCGGCCTGCCCCAGCGCCTCAACCTCGGTGCCGGGTTTTTCCTTACCCGCCGCGACCGCCACCTTGGTCGCGGCTTCCTTTGGTTTCCCGTTCCCGTTCCCGCCATCCATCGCCTGCCCGATCGCCGCCACGGCAGCAAGCGCCACGCCCATTCCCGCCGCCCAAGTCCACACCGACACCCCCGCGATCTTCTTCATGCCCCGCTTCTATCCGGTTCCCTCCCGCGCCGCAACGAAATTGCGTCAACTGGATAGATCATCCGCCACATGGGAAAAAGGTCAAATCCGCCAGCCACCAGCCAGAGCGCAATTCTGTTATTTTCACACCCCTTGTTTTCCAGCCTCCGTCCACATAACAGCCAGAGCGCAATGCTGTTATTTTCGCCCACCCCCTTTTGCCTACCTCCGCCCCGAAACGAGCGTTTTCCGGGCCCGATTCCGGCCCGATGACCCTGAATTTTCCCTTATTCCATAAGGAAACCCAACAATCCCACCCCCCCCAAATCAAATTAGAAGGCGGGTGCTCTATCCAACTGAGCTACAGGCGCTTGCTTATTTTCAACGATTTACAAATTCAATTCCCGAGCGAATTGGATTTCTCCCACCGCTTTTGCCTACCTCCGTGCCGGGGAAATTGACAAAAACCGACGAAACCGCAAAGTTTCCGGCATGGGAGACTTTGTGAATGTGGGTGAGAACTTGGTGCGTCATGAGAACGGCGTTTATTACCTGCGCGCCAAGGTGGCTGGCAAGACAATCCGCGTTTCGCTCAAGACGGATTCGCTGAAGATCGCGAAGATCAAGCGCAACGCGCGGCTTGCGGGCGAGCGGTCGCAGGCGGCGGCACGGAAGGGCGCGTCCCGGACGCTGCGGGATGCGGTCAACGCGCTGGAGGCGGACCTGGTGGAGCGCCCGAACATCCGGCCGAAGACGGCGGCGGCCTGCGGCGACGTGATCCGGATTTTGCGCGACACTTTGCCGCTGACGGCGGCCGGCGGCGATTGGAGCCGGCAGGAGGCGGCGGCTTGGTGGGCGAAGGTCGGCGCGAAATACTCGGTGTCGGTGGCGAACAAATTGCACGGGGCGATCCGAAAGCTGGCGGGAATCCTCATCGAGGCCGGGCTGCGGGTGGACGACCCGACGCGGGAGTTGCAACGGATGCGGCCACGGAAGGTGCTGAGGGCGATGCCTGGGCGCGGTGAGATGGACCGGATCGTGGGGTTCATCCTGGGCCAGCGGAAGCGCGGGTGCGTGCAGTCTTCGCGGCTGGTGGGGTTTTTGGCGTTCTCGGGCTGCCGCAAGGGCGAGGCGGCGGCGCTGACGTGGGGCAACGTCAAGCCGGAGTGGTTGGAAATTGGGGTGGATGGCGAGACGAAAGGCGCGGAGTTCCGGCGGGTGCCGATCTCCGCGCCGTTGCGGGCGATCCTCGATGAGGCGCGGCCGGAGGATGCGAGGGACGCGGACCGGATTTTCTCCCTCAGATCCCCGCGCCGGGCGCTGGACACGGCGTGCGAGGCGCTCGAACTGCCCAGGATGCGGGTGCATGACCTGCGGCATTTTTTCGCGACCTGGTGCATCGAATCCGGCGTGGATGTTCCGACCGTCTCGAAATGGCTGGGCCACAAGGACGGCGGCGCGCTGGCCATGCGGACCTATGGCCACGTGCGCGACGATCACTCGCTGGAGGCGGTGAGGCGGCTGGGGTGAGTTAGCCTGCCTGGTAGTTGTCTTCAGGCGGGATGCGGAGGCGGTCCACGAGGCTGGAGAAATCCATCCGCGGGCTCGGGCCGATGGCGACCGTTGCAACGCCGGTGCGGAGGTCCAGCGCGAGCTCTGCAACGGGGATTTTCATGGTCTCCCACTCGGTGGGCAGGCCCTCGCCGCGGACGGATAGGAAATCGCCGGGGGCCGGGAAGTCCGGCGCGCTGGGGGCGAGGGTGAGACTGCCCTTGTAGGGCGTCCAGTCCTGGCGGGCGAAGTAGTTGGCGGCGAGGTCGGGCGGCACGTCAACGTATTCGGCGCGCTTGATAAAATCCAAAGAAAAGCCTGGATTGTTGGCAGCGAGTAGTTGCTCGACCGTGCTTGGCAGTGCGTTAATGATCGTCACTGGAATCGGGACCGTCCTCCACCAAAAAGACCTGATGGAGTTGTAATTCCAGTAAGCGTCCCGCCGATTGGACGAAAAACCGTTGAGGTATGTTAGACCCGCCGAAGTCATGACATTTGCATGGTATCGCGAATCCCAGAATAGGTCGTTACTATACCAGCCGGTTTTTTTCGTAACCCCTACCGAGGCAAGGTCGGCCGTATTCCATTCCGCAGCGGCCGCCGCAGTGATCGGCCACCAACCCACGACTGCCGTCCCTCCCTGCGTCTCTGAGAGCTTCGCTGAGCGAATGCCATTCGTGCTGGTTCTTGTTGTGTATGAATCGAAATCACTGCCGAACCCGTCATAATATCCGTTATTCATCGTGAAAACGGGCGTTGCCAAATACATGGTGAAATTCGGTTGTTGCACGATTGCAGCAGCGATATTGGGTTCCGCTGCTTTCAGCCAATCCCAATTCAAAACGAGCGACTTGCTCTGTGCTGGGTCAATAGCACCCAGCTTCAGTGCCATCTCCTTCGCGTCCATTGCCGTGACCAATGATTCCGCGATGAACGCGTCCATCCGCTCCGCGCCGCTGATAAACAGGCTGATTTTCCGCATGCCCGCCGCGTCAGGATCTCCCGCGGATTGGCTCAACACCTCAATCGTTCTGTCGCCCTGGCGTTTCGCGTAGGAGAAATCCACCGCAAGCGCACGGAGTTCTGGATACGGAGTGAGTTCCAAGGCCGTGGCTTTGTGGCTCTCTCTATCCAGGTCGATCACTTTTTCCGCCGCTGATGCACGGGTGTGGAATAGCAGCGTCGGCGGCGTGGTCGAGTAGTCCATGTTCGAGGTCACGTCCGGCAGCCATTTGAGTGCGTCCTCGATCGCGCCCGCATACGAGCTGGCGCGGAATGACATTTTCGGCACCGTGAAGAGCGCGGGCATTGCGCCGGTTTGCACCGCCAACCCAACATCGCCCGCCCGCTCTAAAAGGTCCGTCAGGATGTTCACCGCGTCATCGGCGAAATAGGTGATGAACGGCCGGCCGTTGGATAGCAGGTTAGTTTCCATCATCCCCTGATAAACATTGCTGATCTCGTAGGTGTAGATCCTCTCCGGGAAGCGGAAGCTCCGCTTGGCGATGCCGGTGAAAAGCACCTGCCCGGCGTCGTCTTTGAGGGTGAGCCATTGGCCGTCATCCGGGATGGCCGGGCGGTTGCCGTTGTCGCGGAGGCTGAAGGTGAGCGTGTCCACATCCAGCGAGCGGAGCGACAACACCGCGTCTTGCACGCCGAGCGCGGCGAGCGAATAGCCGACGTTGCCGAGGGCTTTTCCGGCCTCGCCGGTGAGGGTGAATGGTGGGGTGAAAGTCATCGGATGCGGGCCATGATTTGGTTGATCTGCTGCTGGAAATTCCCCATCCGGCGGGCATTCTCATTCACCACGGCGGTGATGGCGTTGATCGTGGAGATCATGGAGTTGCCCTGGTTGTTGATGGCGGTGCTGAGTCCCTTGATGGAGTCCACGATGGCGGCGGTGTCCTGCGGCGTGGGGGTCACCGCCTGGATCGCTTGCACCGTTGTCGCCCGCTCGCCGTCGAGCGCGGTCTTGACCTCGGTGCTCTTGGCGGTGGCGGCGGTGGTGATGGTGCCCACCTCCACTTTGATGGTCTCCAGTGCGGCGGTCGGGCCGGTGGTGAGGGTTTCTTTCAGGCTGGTTTCGACGGCTTTGAAAGCCTCGCCCGCGCTTTTGGAAATCGACTCCTGGTATTTGTCCTTCAGGTCAACCAGCGCCACCTCCACATCCTCCGCCACGTTGAGCTTGGCGTCGGCAAACAGCCGGGTCTGCTCGTTGGCGATGTCTTGGGATTTCTGGAGCTCGGCATTTGCCTTGTCCAGCGTGGTGCTGAGTTTCTCAAACTTCGCGGGATCGAGTTTATCGACGTTGTCCGTGAGCGCGCGCGTGTAGTCGCTGAATGCCGTGGACTGCGCTTGCTGCGCGACAGTTACGGCGGATTGACTTTGGCGGAGATCCTCCACCAGCCTTTGCACTTCCACCTTGAGCCGCACGGCGAGGGCGTTGGCCTCGGCGAGCGCCACGTCGCCACCGTCTTGCTGGGCGATTTTGACTTGGCGGTCGGCCCGCTGTTGTTCGATGGATTGGAGCTGGCCCCGCAGCACGCCGATCCGTTTGAGAGTTTCTTCTTGTTCCTTGAGCCCGTCCGCTTCCGCCTGGTAAACCTTGGAAAGTGAGTTGCCGGTTTCGTTCGCCAGTTTCAGGCGGGCCGCATTCAGGCTTTTCAATAGAGCGTCCTGCTGTTGCAGGGACTCTTTCAGGTCGTTCAATCCCGTGAGCTCGCCCACCGGGTCTTTGACCACGTTCCACATCCCTTCCATCGCGCCAGTCACCCCGTCGATCACGGCTTTGACCGGCCCGATCGTTTTTTCAATAACCGCGATCTGGTTCGCGATTTCCTGCGGGAGGGCTTGCCCGCGGGCTGCCAGTTCCGCCTCAAATTCGCGCCAGCGCGATGCGGTCTCGTCTAGCATGTCATAGGACTTCACGGCCGCCGCGCCGATGGCCACGAATGACCCCGCCACCGCCACCGCGTCCGCGCTGATGAGTTTGCTTACCGCCCGGAACTCCTGCCCGAATCCGGCGTAGTCCGCCGCCTCTTGGCCGAGCTTTTGCGCCCCGCCGGAAATGTCCACGCCGAGCAGTCCGCCGGTTTTGTCGGTGGTGGATTTGCCCTCCACTTGGCGCTGCTTCGCCGCCAGCACATCGAGCTCGCGCTCGGCCTGCTTGGCCGCGTCTTCGATCTTGAAGATGGATTTTTCGGCCTTCTCCGCCCCGGAGGTGTCCGCCGTGGTCTTGATCCCGATTTGGATGTCCTTGTCGGCCATGGTGTGCGGTTAGGAAATGCGGCTGATTTTGAGGAAGGAGCCTGCTTTGATCGATACGGCCGATGACGCCACCTCGCTCTTGACCGTGAAATTGAGCGGGGCCGTCGAGCTGGGCGCGAAGATGCCCTTGAGCAGGATGCCGAAATTGTTGGTGGCCACCGGCGCGGCCGTGGCGGCGTAGGTGCCGCCGATGGCGGAGATCGAAAACGCGGAGGTAGGCTCCGCCATCGCCAGCGTGCCAGCGCCGCCGGTGTTGACGATTTGCACCCCCGTGGTGGTCGCCGCGCTGGTGGCGATGAGCGCCATTTCCACCTCGTAGATAGCACCCGAGACCGGGGTGAATGTCAGCGCGGAAAGCGCCACCTCGGTGGTGGTGGAGGCCGTCACATCGGAAGTCAACCGCGCATAAACCGGCACGCCGAGCGCTGTGATGGCCCCCGTCACGGTCAAAGCGCCGCCCACGGTCAAAGCGCCGGTCGCGTTGAAGGTGCCGTTGACCTTGGCCCCGCCGGACACGAACTCCAGCACGGTCGTTGTGCCGTCGCCGGTGCGGACGGTGGAGATTCCCGCCGTGCCGGTGCCGATGTGGAGGATCTGCGTATAGGTGGAGGAGATGGAATTGGAGGTGAGCGTGTTTGCGGCCATAAAAAAAGGTTAGCGTTGGGGGTTGAGTGTTCGATGTTCGATATTCAAAGGGTCTGCCATTGGTGCGAGACTGTCTGCCATTGTTGCAGCGTCCAGTCCCACGGGATGCCGGCGTAAAGCGTGATGGCGGCGGCCGGCAGCATTTCCCCGCCGGTCACCGAGTAGCTGGTGAGCGTCTCGAAATCCTGGGTGGGCAGCAGTGGCATGGGCGCGCAGGAGAGCAGCGTCGCGTCCGCGATGTCCCAGGTCTGGCCGCCGGTGATGGTGAGCCGCAGGGTGCCGGTTTTGCCAGACGGCAGGCTGGCGGCATGGCTCATGCAATAGCCGCGCAAAGCGGCGTGGCTGGCGTGGTTTTTCACCACCGAGAAATCCACCGTCACCATCGCCCCGCCCGCGGCGACAGTTTCGCCCCACGCCGCGCCGATGGCCGCGTAAGTCGCCGCGCCCTGGGAGACCTTGGGCGCGATCTCCTCCGTCACCCGCGCGCCGCTATCCAGCAGCCGCAGCGTGCCGGCGGCGGTGATGAAGTCGAGTTGGTAGAGGGTCTGGATCATGGATTGATTCGGTCGGTCGGGACGGTCATTGGTCGGTAGGTTCGGGGTCGATTGATACGCGGACGTCCAGGGTCATGAGTTGGTCGAGCGTTAGCTCCCGGGCTCCGCTGATTTGACCCGCGTCGAAGACAGCCGCGAGATCGGCCTGCCACAGGCAGCGGAATGCAAGTTCTCCGGTGGTTAAAGGGGTGGCGATGATCGTCTGGGGGAATGACGCTGCGCGGATGCAAGTTTTTGCCACATCGTCCCAGTGAGCGCCAATCGTGCGGACGGTGCTTTGCCCGTCTGGTAAATCCTCGCCGAATTGGGCGCGGAGCTGCGGAAATACTGCCTCCACCAGAGCGGCGGGGAGGGCAATGATCCGCTCGGTTCGCTCGAAGCTCATGGTAATCCAAGCCCCTTTCCGAGCGTGTCTTTGTAGAGGTTATAGACCGCCACCGTGTCGATGTCTGGGCCGATAAAAAACGCAGTCATCGCGCCGTTGATGGTGCCGGATACGCCCGTCATCGTATCGAGGCCGTGGACTCGGGTAAAGCTGCCGGTGGGCGCGGAGACGGTGGTGGTGCTTGCCCAGCTGTTTGCCGTGGCCCCGTTGAGCCTGCCGCGCTGCGTGCCGACGGTGCCATACCCGAAAAAGGCATTATAAGCCCCTTGGCTATAAGTGTAGCTTTGCCCTGCCGACGTCCAAGCGGAGCGCCACGAAACTGCCCGACTGGCTACGATGACATGCCTGGGAATGTTAGCACTGCTGCCGCCGAATACCGAGCTGCTCCCAACACTTCCCGCCACTAAATCTTTTTGAGCCACTAGCATCGTGCTCACGGGCGCGGCAAACGGGACGGAGACAGTGACTGCTTGGCTGGATCCGTGCGTGACCAGCAGACCATCTGCGCCCCATGTGGGGCCATTGACGAGCGTGCCGGGGTAGTTGCCCAGCCCGCCCAAGGACCGCGCCGTGGTGCCAGTGCCGTGGTTTTGCGTCGAGCGGAGAGGCCAGCAAATCATTCCATCCCATAAGCTCAGCGCCTTGATCCCCTTGACCCACGCGTCGATCTCATCTCGCTGGCTCGCGCCAGTTGCCGCGAGATACGCGCGGGCATCGCGGTCATATTTCCGCCGCTGGCTTGCGACTTGGGTGTAAAGTAGGGACATGGGTTAGATAAAGTCGAACGTGTTAGCTGCGACTTGATGCAAGGCAAACTCCTCACCCGTAAGAACCTCAGAAATGGCGTTGCCGTTGATCGTGATTCCGGTGTTGTCGAATGTCAGCGCACCCGCACCCGTGACGCGGCGGCAATAAACAATTTGGCCCGCCGTCCATGCGCCGGATGCGTCCGGCTGAATCGTGATCGCGCAGCCAGCGGCATTCGTGAAGCGGAACTTTTTCCCGGCGTCGGTCGGAGTTAGAGTGCGGGTCGTGGTCGCTACCGTCTCGAACGCGATGACTGAGGTGTCGCCGCTTGGGCCGGTCGCGCCAACATCGCCGCGCGGGATCGTAAAGTTAAACGTCGCCGCGCTGGAGTTGCCGGAATTGGTAGCAATGGCTGAGCTGCCCGCAGCGCCCGTGGTGACGCTGCCGAGGGTGATGGTGGCGGCGGTTCCGATTGGGCCGGTGAGTCCCACGTCGCCGCGCGGAATGGCGAACGTCAGCGTTTGCGCCGGGGCCGTGCCGCCGAGGGTGACGCTGGCGCTCGATCCGGCTGCGCCCGTGGTCACGCTGGCGATGCTCAAGCTGTTTGCGGGGCCGGTATTGCCGAGATCTCCCTTGTCGCCTCGCGGGATCGTGAAGTTGAACGTCGCTGCGCTGGAGTTGCCGGAATTGGTAGCAATGGCTGAGCTGCCCGCAGCGCCCGTGGTGACGCTGCCGAGGGTGATGGTCGCAGCAGCGCCGGGGATGCCTTGGACGCCCTGCGGTCCGGTGGCTCCGATGGGTCCGCGCGCGCCGAGTTCGAGATGATATTCGGTCGAGGCGTTGTTGGTCGTGAGGGTGACGCTGGTAGGCATTACGCGTGCGGGTCGGGGATGATTTGTTGGGTGCCGGAGAGCAGGTCTTTGTCGATGCCGGCGGCGGAGGTCACCTCGATGGCCCAGGTGTAGAAGCCGGGGTCGAGCGCGAGGGCGCGAGGCTCGACGGTGAAACTCCAGCCGTAGGCGGTGGCGGTGGCGATGGTGATCTGCCCGGCCGTGTTGCTGTCGAGCGTGAGCGCGACCGCTCCGGCCGCCCGCCAACTCATGCGGACGCGGGTGAGCGCGGCGGCGAAAGTGGTGTCGTCGGAGCTGTCGATGGTGAATGTCAGGCCGCCCCAGGTTTCGCCGGTAACGACGAGTCCGAGCTTGATGTTTTTGAGTGAGCTGGCCATGGGGCGGCGTTGTGATTGTGCCGTCAGCATTCCTTGACGGCGATGCTGACGGCGCGGGGTTTCCCAGACGGGGTGGGAGGGATCGCTTAGGCGAGGAGGGTCACCGTGTTGAGCGACGAGTCGCGCTTTTCGAGGGTGAAGGCGATTTTGCGGGTTTTCGGGTCGGTCTTGCTCGCACCGTCCAGACGCAGGCGCGACCAGAAGAAGATCCGCTCGACCAGCACGCCGCTTTTGTTCCGCTGCTCGATGACGGCGAGCCCTTCGATGTGGCTGTTGTTGAGCGCGAACGGGACGATTGCGGTGCCGATGACCGGGACGGTGGCGGTGGCGAGTTCGAGCTGCTTGAAGTAGCTGCTCGTCTTGCTCGTCTCGCCCTTGTAAATCACTTTTTTGAGCGTGCTTTCCTCGTCGTCAAAATAACCGCCGGTGCTTTGTGGCACCTGGAAGGTATCGACCTCGAACTCGCGGGAGAGTTCCAGCGTCTCGATGTCTGGCATCTGGTAGGCGGTGACGCCCGCGACGAGCGCGCCGGTGACGACCATCGCGCTTTGCGCCGGCCAGGTGGCGGCGGCGAGCGTGGTGGTGAGCAGGCTTTCGCCCACGGGGATGAAGCAGAGGGTGGAGACGTTGAGTAATTCGCGACGGGTCAGGGTGGATACGGGAGCAGGCATGGTGGTGGTGTTCTGGTGGTTGGTTTATTCAAGCGGGCTCTTGGAAGATGCCGGTGATGGTGACGAGGCCGAGCAACTCCAGCGCCTTCGCCTCGGTGGCGGTCAGGGCGATGGGCAGCGGGCCGGTGCCGTAGTCCGCCTCGCCAATGGTGCAGCGGTCGACGGTGACGATGGCCGCGATGTTGCGCGGCTCCGGGGATGTTTTCGGGTCGGAGGTCATGACTGGAACTGGAGTGGGATGGAAATCTTGATTTGATAGATGAGCAGCTCGTCGGCGGGGATCGGGTCGATGCCGGTGATGACGAGCCGATCGGCGAAATGATCGTTCGGGGAGATCCGGTGGTCGTGGAGCGCCTCGGCCATGGCCTCGATGAGATCGTCTGCGGGTGTCTCGCCGGCGCGGAGGACCGGCTTGGAGAAGAGCGTGACCGTGTAGGCGTTGGAGAGCGCGGGGCCGTCGGCGGTGGCGTCGTTGTTGAGGGAGCCCGTCCATGAGATCACGGCGAGGCAGCCGCTTTGTTTGGCGACCGCCTTGCGGAGCTCGCTGGCGATGTCCTTCTGCCGGTCCACGACGAAAGGCACGCCGTCGAGCGCCGGGATGGCGGCGAGATGGGCGGCGATGGCGTCTGCGGTGGTGTAGAAGCGGGACATGCTCAGAATTCCAGCAGGGTGGATCCGCCGTGAGAGCGGGAGGCGGCGGCGGGGATTTCGGGGAGGGCCCCGCTGGCGTCCTCGATGCGGACGCCGCCCGCGGCGACGGAGTCGAGAAAGGCATAGGCTTTGCGGAGCTCCTCTTTGCGGACTTCGGTCGCGCCTTCGGAGAGCGGCAGAGATCCGACAAGTGCGTCGCGGGCGATGGTGCAGGCCGCGAACAGGCATTCGTCGGGGATGGTTCCGGCCGGGCCCGTTTTGGTGAGGTTGGCCGGGTTCGAGGCGACCTTGCCGCGGACCATCGCGGTGACTTGGTAGATGATCTCCGCCAGCGAATCGACGCCGGCGGATTCCTGGCCGCTGGTCTGGACGTAGCCGTCGAGCTCATCGAGGGAGAGGCGGCCCCGGATGTTGTCGGCGGTGAGAGCGGTCCAAGACATGGCCGCAGCATGGCGAGCGGTGACGGCGCCCGCCATGACTGCCAGTGGTCCCCAAGGAAAAGCCCCCGGCCGCGGTGAGGCGGACGGGGGCAACACACAAACGAGCCTGGGGGCGAAAATCAGGCGGTGGTGACCGTGAGGCGGGCGGCGGCGGCCGCGTTGTTCACATAGGCGGCCTCGGTCCACTCGGTGATGACCTTCTCGCCGAAATCTTTCTGCGAGATGCGGACGCCGCCGAACGGGTTGAGCGAGACGCGGAACGTCTTGAACGCGGAGCCGTCGAACTGGTTGGAGTTCTCCTCGGCGAAATAAACCCAGACTTCGGTAGCAAGCGCCTTGGTCTTGGTGCTCGCCGCGTTGAGCGACGTGTCCTTGATCGAGGTGCTGACGAGGCACTGGGTGTTCGGGTTGAGGAAGAGCGATCCAACGTCCGAGATCATCGGGTTGATTTTCTGGCTGCCGGGGAAGCGCGCGATGGTCTTGGCGTGGTTCTTGAAGATGCTCCAAGCGCCGAGGTTGAAGACAACGCGGTTAGGGAGCATGCCGGTCGCGTTGGCGATGGTCTCCATGTAGAGGTCGATGTCGGCGACCGGATCATCGCTTGAGCCCCAGACTTCCGCGGTGGCGGCAACTCCGGCGCGCATGACGGTGAGGGTCTCGTTGAGGCGGCTGTTGCCGGCCTGGGAGACCAGGTTGCGGATGCGTGCCTCGCGGAGGATGCGCGAGCCGTCGCCGTCGGTGGCGAGGGCAAGCTCATGGTTGTCGATCACGTCGTGCAGCGCGTAGGGGCTGAGCGAGATGTTGACGCGCTCGCCGTCGGTCATGACGGCGGTGGAGTCGCCGCCGATCGCGCGCTTGGCGCTCGGGACTTGGAAGCCGGAGCGTTTGGCGTAGTCGATGACCGAGAACGAAGCCGCACCCGTCTGAACGACAGGAGCGAGGAAATCGGCGAGGGGCGAGGAGGTCTCTTGGAACAGTCCTTTGGCGAACTGGTTGAGAGTGGAGATGTTTGCAGGAGTGGCCATGATATGAGGTCAGTTGGAGTGAGTGGGTGGTGGATTATGCGAGGACGATGTAACCGGGGCTGAGCACGGCCTTGATGAGCTGGCCAGCGGCGGTGGACGCTTCCAGGGCGACCGCGAAAGCCTTGTGGGTGGCGGTGGTGGACTTGTTGCACTGGCCGGAAGCGGCAGGCACCAGGTTGTCGCCGATTGCGATGCCGGAGGCGGACGCCTCGACAAACACGATGGCACCGGATCCGGCCGGAGCGACGGAGGCCACGCCAGAGGCGGCGCAATCCTCGGTGACGACGCCGAACGCAGCTTCGGTGGCCGCGGTGGTGACCACGCTGGTGCCGGAGCTGATTTTGACGATTTTGCCCATGGTGACGGCGGCGGCCCCGTTGGTGATCGGGATGATTGGACTTTCAGTGGCTAGGGACATGATGTTGGTTCGGTTGGGAGTGGTTGGGAGTGGTTGGGATCAGTTGAAGGCGGAGGGATCGAGTTCGGCGGCGCGCGCCCAGACCAGGGAGAAATCGGCTTTTTCGCCGAGTTCTGCGCGGGATTTGGTGAAGGCGGCCTCGACCCGGATGTCGGCGCTGCCGCCAGGGTTGAGCCCGGCGTGGACGAGGCTCTTTTCGAGTCCTTCGAGCGTCACCGGCATGGCGGCGAGAAATTTGCTGCCAAGGGCTTCGGAGGCTTCGAGCAGTTCGAGCGCCTGCGCTTGGGTTTCCTCGTCCTTGGGGGCGATCTTGCCCGCGGCGACGGCGGCTTCGACCTTGGCCTTGTGGCCAGCGGTCTTGGCATCCTTGGCGATGGCCTCGGCGGCTTCCACTTGGCCCTTGAGGGTGGCAAGTTCGGCTTCGAGTTCGGCGATGCGTTTTTCCTTGTCGCTCATCCCCTCTTTGAGGGAGGAGATTTTTTCGACAGCTTCGGTTTCGTCGGTGGCCGCAAGGGCGGCGAGGATGATTTGTGACATAATGGTTTCGGGGTTGAGATCGGTGTCGGCGGCGGCAATCAGGCCGATGCCGCGGAAAGCGGGCTCATCGACCAGCGAGCCGATCTCGCCCTTGTCGGGGAGGCCGGAGGGGATGCCGTCGGAATTGATGAGGAAGGTCGGGGAGAAATAACCGTAGTCGCCGCCCTCGATGGCAGCGCGTCCGCTGGTGCTCCAACTGGCGGCGAGGAGGATCCCGCGCTCCGGGTCAAAGGAAAAAGCGGAAGGGTGTCCGGATGCCGGGCCCGTCTTGGCGTGGTCAAACGCGAGACGTGGGCGGACGGTGCCGGAAAGACGTTTGTCGAGAGCCTCCTGAAGTGCCGCGGCAATCTCAGCCCCGCGCTCGGCGGGCACGTTCACGGTGATTTCACCGGGCTTGCCGCTGACGGTCGCGGAGATCCTGCTGGAGCCGACCGGGATATACACGATCTCGCCCGGCGCGTCCTTGGAGACGGCTGAGGCGAACGCGGCGGTGATGATCCTTGGCACGGGATGACCCATGCCGCATCGCCCCAGAAAATCCTAGGGTTTGGAGTGGTCCCCGTTTACTCGAAGGATTTCACGAAGTCCAAGATCGCCGCGGACCCCGCGTCTGAGATCGCGGATTCAGTCGGGAAAATGCCCTTGTCGCCGCGGTGGCGGGTGATGGTGCGGAGCGTGTAGAGCAAGGCCCCGCCAGGCTTGGCGACGGCATACGGCTGGCCCTTGTTCTTGCCTCGCACGGCGGTCTTGAGCACGCCTTCCACCAGATAGCCGACCGTCTCGCCGGCGGTCTTGGACTCGATGAACGCGAGCACGCCCGCGCGGCCCGGCCGGATCTGGCGGCCGTCCCGGATGGGCACCTCGGCGGAGGGCACGGCGAGCGCCCTGGTGAGCTTGCCGGTGAAGCTGGAAATGCTTTTGCCGGGCGTCACCTCGCCGCCGTGGTAGCGCAGCGCGATTCCCAGCTCAGTGAGTGAAACGGTGGCCTCGTCGGCGGTGGCGCTGGATTGCGCGGAGTTCCGCACGTCGGCCCAGAAATCGCCGCGGCTGTTGCGCGGGACATACTTGTCATCCAAGTGCTTGCGGACGATGCCGAGCACGGACTTGGAAATCTTCCCGTGCATCCCCTGCCGGTCCTTGAGTGCCTCGGCCACGGCGGAAACCGCGGCTTGCGCGGTGGCATCGTTCACGTCGATGGTGATGGAGAGACTCATGATTCGGAGAGCGTGATCCGGATCGTCCGGGTGGCCGGATCCTGGGTGAATGCCTCGACCTTGAACTCGGTGCCGCCGACATACACGAATCCCGGCTTGCCAGGGCGGAGTGCTTGGATGTCGATCGCCTTGCTTGCGCCTTTGACGTGCAGGGTGACGTTCCAACCGTTGCCCAGCTCGCCAGCCATGGCGCGGGCTTGTGCCGACGCCGTCCCCCATTCCCATCCGGCGACGTTGGCGGGGATGGTGAGGCGTTTTGCGGTGAGCGAACGGATGAGCACCACCGCCTCAGCGGCGGAGAGCTTGAAGCCCCGCCACAGATCCGCGGGTGACTCGGCGGTCTCGATGCGGTCGAAGAGTTTGCGGAGAATGATCCGGGCGTCTTGCGCGTCCGGGGTTTGTCCGCCAGCCCATGCGTCGAGCGCGTCCTTTTGGGTCAGTCGGTCATAGCCGGCGGGTGCGGGCTTGGCCCAAATCTCGGCGAGCTTGGCCGCGGTGGCGGGCTTGGAGCCATCCGGGTCGGTGAAGACGAGCTTGCCGTCTTGCATCTCGCCGAAGCGGCCGAGCTTGTCGGCGAGTGCCAGCTTCAAGACCGGATCGGAGACCTGCGGGGCGACTTCCAGCCCGTCATTCATCGTCCGATGGATCGGCTTTTGCATCGGGTCGGTGTTCGGGTCGAGCTTCATGCCAAGCTCCAGAGCCTCGGTGCGGGAAATGCCGGTGACTCCCATGCCGCTGCCAAAGTCAAACGGCGGCCACGGCTGGTCGAAGCGGGAGATTTTCCGCCAAATCGGATGATTCAGAAGCGCGATCATGCGGGTGGGATGCACGCCAGGGATGTCGGCGAGTTCGGCCTTGGCCTCCGCCCAGAGCGCCGGCCAGTTCCGCGGCTCCTTGGCCTGCTTGATCCGGACCAACTCCTGAGCCGGAAATCCCCGGATGGCGGTCTGACTGCGGACCCAATCGGCATGCCCCCGCGCCATGTCGCGGTTAGTCTGCAAAACGACGTTGATGCGAGCGAGGCTGGAGAGGTCTTCCAGCCCGCCCGCCTTGCCTTCCGGCGGTTGGTAGCCGCGCTCTTCCAGCCACATGAACAACCGCTTTTCCGCGTCGTTCACGGATCGCTCATTCCTGACTACCGCGTCCGTCTCGTCGCGGAATTGCTGGAGGATCTCCGCATCCGTCACGCGGGACATGAAGAACGCCCGCTCGCGGATCTCGGAAGGGACGCTGCTCCATTCCTCCGACGTGAGCGCGGCAGGGAGGTTCTCACGCCGGGAGAAGGATTGAAACGCCTGGTTAAAATCGCCGTCGGTTGCCATAACTGAATCACTCTAGTCCGGAAAGCCAAGCGGCGGCGAGCATGGACGCGAGCGCGTCGTCGTCGGTCAACCCTGCTTTGGCGGCGGCTTGCATCTTGGCGACGAGCGCGGCGACCTCCTCGGGGTCGTTGTCGATGGCGGCAGAGGCGGCTGCAACGTCGTAATCGCCGCGGCTGAGCGTGCGGAATCCGCCAGCCTCGATCATGGCCGCGGTGACTTTCTCCACAGGTTTCCCCTCACCTCCCTTTGTTTCATGAGGCAAAACATCGCCCGTTGCAGGTTCTCCCTGCACGCCATCCGGCGAGGGAGGGGAAAGTAATTCGTCGCTAGCAGCGGGTGCCGGGATCCCGTGCCGCTCGTAGAACCATGCTTTGGAAACCGGCACCCGGCCGGTGGTGATCCCGATCTTCTCGTCGCGCTCGGCGAGGGCTTTCTCATCGCGCACATCCTCGCGCCGCGCCCACATTTCCGGCAGGTCGTGGCCGAGGCTGTTGCCGTAGTTGGCGGCGACGATGGCCGGGATGAGCTGGTGGGTGAGGATGCCGCCGACGTAGTCCGAAATCCCTTCGATCACGCCGTCGAGCGTGCCCTGGTGGACCTCTCCAAGGGCCCGGCTGCCGGTGCTGCCGGTGCCGCTCGTCAACGTCTGCCCGAGGATGAACTGGTCGCACTGCTGGTCCGCGAGGTCGATGAGCGCCTTTTGCGGCAGCGAATCGCCCGCCTTGGCGGAGTCGAGCACGTTGATCTTGGTGCCGCTGCGGGTGACGATGTAGCCATTCGAGCCGATGCTCGCCAGCGCGGCGCGCACCGAACCCTCGTCCTTCGCGTCGGCGACCTCGGCGTGCCGCCACGGGATGCCGTAAAGCTGGGTGAAGGACATGAACCACTTGAGACCGTAAACCGCCGCCAGCCAGTAGCCCGCCAGCGCGCGCAGCGGGGCCGCGGTGGCCGGGTGGCCGGCGTGGCCGGCGTGAATGCCGATCAGGAAACGATTCGCCGGGAAGTCCTCGAAGGCGCGGCTGCCGCGCATGCCGCTGGGGTCGAACATCAACCGGTCCTCGGGGTCCGCGGTGGCGGGCGTGCTGTAGGGGTAGCCGTAAAAGCGGGCAGGCACCGTCTTGGTGGAGCGCGGCCGCCAGCCGTCATGGTTTTCCCAACGGATCTCGCAGACCGCGTGCCCGTAGTAGTAACCGCGCACCAGCGCCCTGATCGTGTCTTCAAGCCCGTTCTCCATGCGAACCGCGTCGGGCTTCATGCTCCAGACCCGCGCCTCCAATTCCTTGGCGACCTTCTCCGCCTTCGCGTCCGGTTGCTCGCCCCGCGCGGCGTAGGGGTGGATCTTCCAAGGCGCGACGGAAACCTTGCGGCCGATTTCCTCAATGGCCTTTTGCAGCTTCGGCCAGGTGTCGAGCATGGCCGTAAACAGCAGATGCTGGTAGTGCAGATCCCCGTTGAGGGCGGCGGAAAGGGTGCTGCGAACGTCGCCGGGTAGCTGTTCGCGCTCGAAATAGTCAAGCATCCGGTCGCGGGCGAGCGGGACATTGATGGAGCTGCCCCAATCGTTGCCAGAGCGGGTGGGGAAGTCGGCGGCGGCTTCGATGAGCTCGGAACGGCGCGGCGGGAGTCCGCCTGATTCGCGGAGAGAGCGGCATTGGGTGACCATGCGAAGATGATGTCGCGTCACTGGCACTCTGTCGCCATGCCTTAGTGGTCCCCCCCGTCAGCGGCCGTGCTTCCAATGGCAGGAATCCGCGCCGCAGCCCTTGGCCATCCGCGCCACGTCTTCCTGCAGCTTGCCGATGGTCACCCCTTGGATTTCGATGATCTTGTCCTGGGCGGACAACCGCGATTTCATGAATCCCCACATCACGGCGGCGAGGGTGGCGATGGTTCCGGCAAGGGTGCCGATGACGGTGAGAATCCAGGCCAGAGGCAGTTCGATCATGGGAGGAGGTTTAGATGATGGGTCCGGTGATGAGGATGTAGGGAAATTTCTTGGCTCGCGCCGTGGCAAGCGCCTTGGTGAGCATGGCGTGGAACTCGTCCCACTGCTCCGGGTGGATCGTCTGACAACCGGCCGAGCTTGTCGTGGTGTAGCCGCCCCGGTGGATGTTGATGGCGATGCCGTCGCTCTTCCCCGCCTTGCCGTCGCGCATGACCGGCAGCGCCTCGTCCGGGGTGGCGGGCCGGAAGGCCGGGTAGCCGCCGCCCGGCCGGGAAATCCCGTGGTTGCCGGGCCGATACCAATGCACGCCGGCAATCAACGTGGCGATGCCATACTTGAACGCACTCGGGTCGGTGTTGGCATTGAAGCCCCCGAAACAATCCCCCGAGACCACGAAGATCGCGTCGTCGTAAAGATTGCGGTCATTCGCGCCGGCCGCGCCCATCGTGTGAAGGTAGTAGCCGCGCACCCCGACGACAAACACCTCGGGCAGCGCGTTGCCCATCACGGCCTCGGCGAGGTCCACGATCTGGCAGAATCCCGCTTTCGGGCGACTGGCGGGAAGGATCTTCATAGAAAGATGACGTAGAGAACCACCAGCCCCCAGAACACCCCGCAGACGAGAAAGGCCGGCAGCGTGCCGGTCGGTGTTTCATCGTCTTCGGGTCCGAGAGGGTGCATGGGTTTACTTTTCCGAAATGATCCGGATCACGGTGGCCGCGGTGGCCGCGTCAAGCGTCACGGCCTTGGATCCGTCCGCATTCATGGACAGGGTGCAGGAACTGAGGATAGCCGCGAGGGCGAGCAGGATGACGGCTTTCATGGTTCGGGATCTTTCGGGGTGAATTCGTAGGAGCCATCCACCGATCCGTTGTCGATCAGGTCGGCGGCGAACTGGAGCCACTGCCGCGCCGTCAGCGCGAAGAACCCCACGGAGATGACGTAGGGCCGCCACTCCGCAGGGAATGGCAGCACGGCGGAATCCAGCGGCAACGTGCCAATGCCGGCGAGTAAACCGCCCAACCCGGTGACGATCTGGAGGAATTGCTTTTTGAACTGCGGTGACATGCCCGCGACCTTCGGGCGACCCCGCCGGAATCACAGCCCCGATAGTGGTCCCCCCTCACCAGCCGGAGACAAATCCGCCGTGAAACGCGTTACCGCCCCCCGCGAGCACGTCCCGCGAGCTCACCGCCCCGGTCATCCGCGCGCCGCAGGCGATGGCCCCGAGCAGCGCGTCGGCGCGGTCCGGCGATTTCACGCCGTTTGCCCGCATCTTGTCCTTGGACTCCACCCGCAGCTTGCCGGTGTCGGTCCACTCGCTCTTGCGGGTGGTCAGTTGGTCAAATGCCTTCGCGTCGAGCTGCCCGAGGTGCACGCGGCCGCGCTCGATCTCCCTCGCCCCGACGTGCCACACCTCGGCGATCAGGTTCGCGTATTCGTCCTTCTCGTTGGCTGCCTGCCCGCCGTGGAAACGGTTGATCCTCCAGCCCGCCTCCGCCAGCGCGTCGATCATCACCGTGCCGAGGCCATCCGCATCCCCCCAGATCTGGCCGGCTGACAATTCCTCGCGCCCGAAAAGCTGGATGAACTGGCGGACGCCCTGCATCGTGTCCTTCTCATGCCAGGCGTCGGCAATGTAAGCGTGGTTCCCCTTCCTCACCGCGAGCACGTTCTCGTCACCGCCTGCCGCAAAGTCGCAGAACGCGACCACCTCGCCCGTAGTCACCGCGGCGGGCTGCGATTCCAACGATCGCTTCAATCGCTCGCTGGTCAGGATGAACGCGCCCGAGTCCTCGGTGAACTCCGCAAGGTGCTTGGAGCGGAACAGCGGGTGATCCATCCCATAGCGCCGGAGGTCGAGCTCGTAGCGCTCCGCGGGGATGTGCAGGCAGTCCTTGGACGTGGCTTTGACGGTGTGAAAAAAACCGGCGGCCTTGTGATGCGAGTCGAAGAACGGCCCGCGCGGCGATCCCGGCGAAGAGACCCACAGCTCATATTTCCGCGTGCAGCGGTCGAAGGCCTCGAAGATCGACTGCGGCACGGTCTTGGCCTCGTCAATAATCAGAAAAACCGGATCCTCCTCCTGGGATACCTTCGGGTGATGTCCCTCCGCCCGGCCGGGGTTGTCGGTCGAGAATCCAAAAGCGAAGCCGCCCTCCGGGGTCCGCAGCTCCTCGGCCATGAATTGCCACGTCGGGAATCGCGTTTGAAAGACGCGGATCGCCGGCCAGAGTTGTTTCTGGATCTGCATCCACGATCCGGACGTGAACACACACTGCCCGCGCGGGTGCTTGTGGAGAAACCAGAGGATGAGCGGTGCAATGAGCCGCGCCGTCTTACCGCTGCCGTTGGCGGCCACCACGCTGGTCTGCTTGCCCACCGCCACGGACTCCATGGCGTCGAGTTGCCACTCGTAGGGGATCACGCCAAGCACCTTGGCGCAGAACATCGTCGGGCTTTCCTCCGTGGTCATCAGCCGCCTTGAGTAATGGCTGCGCGTTTGGCCTCGATCAGCCGGGCGAGCGCGTCTTCCTGCTGGGGTGCCAGAGCGAAGGCGTGAACGGTCGAGATCGGGCCGCCACTCGGGCCGCTGACCTCCTGGGTGATCCGCTCGCCGTAGCGTTTCGGATCCCACTTGGCGAGGAGCTTGAGATCAGTCTCGATGATGAGCTTGTCGCGCTGCACGTCGCCGGTGCTGTCACCTCCCTCGCGGGCCGTCTCCCTCAGTCGGGTAGCGATGGCGTCGAACCCGCAATCTCGGGCGCGCGCGATGTCTGCGGAAAACCCCGCGTCTTTCTCCATCCAGTCGTAAACCGTGCGAATCCCCGGCATCCCCGCTGGCGAGCAGATCACCGTGAGCGGAGTCCCGTTGGAAAGCCCGTCCGCGATCTTGCTGGCCACGGCGGGAGAGAACCTCGACGGCCTGCCGCGCGGTTTCGGCGGCGCTTTCTTCTTCGCTCGTCCCTGCTTGGCCACGGTTCGTTTCATCGTCCTTCCATCTTCCGCGCGCGCGAGGGCTTGGCGAGTCCCGCCGGTGGTCCCCGCTAAACCTTCCCTCATGACAGGTGTTTGCGGAGTTGGGTGAGGAACCATGTCCAGCCGTGTGATTTGCTTGGTGCATCGCCTGGAGCCTCGACGGTGATCCGGTCGCGCCGGCAGCCGATCCGCACCGTCCAGCGCCTGACCTTGCCGGATCTGAAATCCGTCCATTGGAGGCACCCGAGCGCATCGCCCTGGCTGCGCGGCAGGTTCTGCACGTCATTCTCCGCCATTTCCCTCAGCCGCTCGGCCATATGCTCCAGCCGGCGAGCGGATTGCACGCGTTGGGAGGCTTTTCCCATTGCGCTCATTCTCAGCCGCTTGCGCTCGGCACGTTGTTTTCGGTAGTTTGTCATGGCTGGTCTAATAACGTGTTACCTTGAGACCCCTAGTAGGCGTTTTTCCTCATCGGTCAGCTTGTTGAGCGCCTCGGCGCGGGCC